AAATCGTTCAACCTGACCGCAAATGCGGTCTGGTTTCTCTTGTATCATTGGTGCAATCAAAGTATCTTTCATAAACTAAATTTTTCCTTTATGTTTGCGGCAGGTTAACTCAGCCGTTATGGCAATAGGCTTAAATTTCCACCGCTGTTATCTCAACTTCATCTCTGGTAAAATCATATGTGATGTCGGTGACAAGCCACTTCTGAGTCAGTTCAGTGGCCCCCAGCAGGCCATTTAGGATTGGGTGCCGGACATTGATGAAATCCCACACTTCAATTTGGATTGAGTTCAGCCAAGTTTTGAATTTGCACTCCCAATATTTCCGGCTCAACCTCCCGGAGTGATCTGAGTTTTTACTGAGAAATTCCAGCGCAATTTCAGCTGTCGTTTGATCCCTTGTGAATTCATGGTTGACAACCTTTTCCTTGGTTTCTGCGTGGAAGCTAACATCAGTATCAGTCACCGGAGTCTCTTGGTATTTGTCTGTCGGTTCCTGCTTGTAATAATTCACCTCAACCGTGGTCTTGATTTCGTCATTGGTTTTCTTGATACTGAATGATTTATCAATTATGGGGTGCTCCACAAAACTATCTGCCCACAAGGGATAATCTGAAATCAGCGTGCCGCCTATTCCCAGAGAATCATTTGCGGATATATCAAAGCCAATGAACCGGCCGATACTGGTTGCGGCATCCGGGCCGGTTGACCAGTTGATAGTATAGGCTTCCGTCGCGCCGACTTCGGTAAATGTAAATTTCCCAGTGTCGGAATCATAGGTGCAGGTAATTTCGCCGCCCCCGATTTCAGAATCAATTTTGCTCTGAATTTCCGCGGCCAGGGTTGCGCCGGTATATTCGCCGGCGTCGATTGTTACATAATGTTTTCCGAAATCAACCCCGACCAGGTCAAGTTCGTCATTTTCCCCTGTCACTATTTTGAATGTACTCTGGGGATCAAATTCATAAATATCCTGATTGTTAGCAACAGAATCTCCACTGGCTGAAAATGGATCAGATGAAACAAAGGTCTTGAATTCCAATTTATCATCAAAATTCACAAATGCTACCGTTTTGAGCAATCTCAGCAAATCATCAAAATACTTCCTCACATCATTGACCTGTTCTGATATGGCAAATGATAACACCCCGGTGCTCAAATCATTGCTTATAATGTTCAGGGAATTTTCATCAAATTGAGTGTTCGCCAACCCCATGAATTCCAGCATTATATCCTCAATCACCCCTGCTGGATTCTCAATCACCGTCCCTGAAACACCATCAGCATTCCCCGCATCATCATCATCGTGGGTTTCTGTATAATTGTTTCCATCAGGGTCGGTTTCAGCCGTGGACCTTCCATTGATCCACGCTTCATAAGTCTTGCCCCGACCCCCATAATACAAGGGCATTTCCTCTGACACCTTATTGGATTGATAAACCACAGCCAAATAACACGCATACAGGTCCAAATCATAAGTTCCGGCTGCGTGGGTTGTGACATCCAAATCCACCTTGCTAAAACTGGCCCCTAAATGACTGCCGTGAGTGTCGAAATAAGTCATCATTGATGCGTTGGAAAATAGATTGGTGTTGTCTCCCTCTACAAACATTTTACAATTGGCGGTGCCCCAATCACCTTCCCCTCTCAGAACCAATCTGACATCAGATAGGGTCCCAGCCTTGCTATAATCAACACCCGGAAATCTTATGTCCAAATCAGCATTTCCCCCGGACCCAATTATTTGAACTGTGGCCTTGGTGGAGATGTCATTATCAGCCAAATTTGAAGGGCCTGTCCAAGTATCAGCCCCACCATCATCCGCACAGGATATTGGATACAAAACATCCACATAATTATTGCTGGTCCTCTGGATTATGCAGCCGGCAGAGGTGTTTTGAATTATTGTGAAATCTCCAAACTGTAATTCCACCATCCGTTCCAAGGTGGAATCCCAAGCATAAATTTTATCACCCGCAGTGCGGTCAAAGGTTTTCAGAGCATGCCCGGATACCAACCAATAGTCATTTCCCAGATGGACCATCGGGGTGTAATTATCCTTGTAACTTGCCACCCAATCGGCAGCTGTCAAACCATCTGTGGAATTTGACCGCTTATGGGTCCGGTGGTCTCCATAAACAGCTGGCTTCATTCTCCCAAATGAATCCTGAGGCAGTGTATAGCCGGATGTGGCATCATCATCAAATATTAAATCACCAACAATCTTATCTGCGAATGGGCTGAATGATCCAGCCTTGAATTTGACATCCCGGTAGTTGATGCCGGGGAAGTTGTTGATTGTCCCTTTGAAAAATTGTATCCGGTCTGTGTCCAAGCAAGTAGGTATTTGATGGCTCCATAATGGATCATTGGTCAGGGTGGCATTAATTCCCCCCTCCTGATCAAGAACCTGTGTGGGACTGTCATCAGCCCCCAACACCCTATCGCTGAAATCATAATATGTCAATAGATTGCTTGTGCGGTCAGTATCGTAACTTGCTGCAACAGTCAGGTCCTTTGGTGTCCCATCTCCATACAGGCTCAAGTGATCCGCTGCTGACAATTGGGCCCCGGTCCAAAATCCAAAATGGGCAACATACATATTTGAGTAAAATGGGTTGCCAAATCCCTTGCCAATGCTGGCCAGTTTCCCTACACCTTGGTGGAATGCAGATGATGAGCCTGTGTTGGTGTAAGATGGCTCCACCACTCCATTAATATAAATTTTTGCGTTGGTTGAGAAATTCCCCCCGACCCCTGAAAAATATCCAGCTATGTAATACCATCTATCAGCCACCAATACCGTGTTCCCTTGCCGTGACCTTCGGTCTGTGATTCCACTCCCGGTCCCATCCCCGGACATCACAACGATTTTATCACTGGTGTCCTTGTACATTTTGATGCCGAAATAATCAGAATGGGCAGCACTCTCATACAGAATCGTGTTGGCCCCTATTGCCGCAGAATCAAATTTGACCCACATCCCGACATTGACTGGCACAGATGTAATATCCACATGCTGCGCTGTGGCAGTCCCCAAATTCAGATAGGAACTATCCGCTGAAACTAAGTGAAGGGAATTGACAACCACATCAGCCACATCCCAATACAAATATCCGGTTACAACATTGTTTTCCGGGTCGGCATAGGTGTTGAAAATATCGCTGTATAATTCCTGATTGAGAACACCCCAATTCAGGCTGCCATTCCGGGCCACTCCCCCCAGCCGATCAGCACTGTATTTCCCTCTTGGCCTTGACTTGATTATCCCTTCAAATTGTTGGGTGTCTGAGGCAAAAGTATCTCCCGGTGTAAAATGCTCATCCATCGTGGCCACGGATATTCCAATCCGGGGCTTGTACCCCTTCAGCCTGCTCTGCTTCAGGGCAAGGGCGGTGAGAGTCAGGCTCATAAATTCTCAACTCTGAGCAACATTCTCACATTGTACAGACCTCCCTTTGCCAAGGGGAAATTGAGGCCTTTGTGATTCCACAGTCTGACCGTATATGCCACCGAATCAAAATCGGTGTAGGTAAATGTGTTCAGGGCATAGTTAATGCCAGTATCTTGGATAAAAGCCAGCAGGAGGTCCCTATCTGCAGCTGAAATCCTGTTCAAAACAATTTCAATCTCTTGGGTGGCTGCCCCTTTGTTGGTGACCTTGACTTGGTTGCCACCGGACACACCCACATTTTGGTGCTGTTTTATCGGTCTTTTGTGCGGCAAAAATGGGGCTTTTGTAAATGTATAAGTTGTCACCCCTGATTTGGAAAAAGTTGGTAGTGGCATTAGTCAATTACTCCGGTCAAAAATCCATCTTCTTTCAATTCTTTGATCGCATCCCTGACAGCCATCGGGTTCCGTTTCAAGGAGTCCTCCAATGACTCTGAATCTACAGCATGAATCGTGATGGATTCTGACAATTGAGAATCAGACCCACCTCCATCCGCTATTTGATTCATTTGAGATATTTCATCCCCAAACAGGTCATTAGCTTCAGGGGTGGATACAATTTCTCTGGGCCTCAATAGAGCCGGAACTGTATCACGCATCCCAGCATCCTCCCGGACTGTTCCACCAAACTGGAATGTTTGGGCCTCAATTCGGGACACATTGGCCAACCCGGCCGCAATCGCAGCTGCAGCAGCCGCAGCACCCAAGGCCGGACCCACAACCGGGATGCCAGCCAAGGCCTTGTAGGCAGCTGTAGCACTGGCATAGGTGTCCACCATTGCCTGTACTTGGGAGGTCCTTTTCCAGACCATGAAATTGGCTTTGCTTGCCCCCTTATTTATGCTGGCTAAACTTGTCAGGGCACTTGCCGCATGTTGATACCCCTGAGTGACCAAGGCATTCTTGTCATCCGTGACCCTCTTTTTTTGCTCAATTTCCCACTTGCTTAATTTGTCAATTTCAACCTGTCTCAGCTTCTCATCTTTGATTTGAGTGGCAATAGCTATTTTGCGCTGATCGGTTATGGATGAAATATTGGCCAATTGTTCCTCGTGGGACAGGGTGTTCATCTCCTTTTGAGCAGTGCGCCAATCCTCCATAATGACAGCAATATCCTCTGTGGATAATTGATATGCCTCCTTCAAGACCGCAAGACCTTCGATCACCTCTGTATTGTACTGAGCATTATCCAGAGCAAGTTGAGTCCACGCATCCCCCCAAGTTGTGACAATTTCATCAGCTGCCTCTGCTGTTTTCACAGGGTCGGGTCCGGGTGGGGGTGCTTCATCCTTGCTTTGCTCAGCCAATTCCTTGATTCGAGCATAATATTCCTCAAGGATGATGGTGGCTTGCTCTGTGGATGTTCCAATTATTTCCCCTAATGAATCAACATCCCAGCTTGATGACATGAAGCTGTTGAAATTCTGGGCCACATTTTCACCCAAAAATTTACCCACCAATCGGCCTGTATTTTCGGCATCAGCAACAAACTTCCCGGAACCAGCGACAAATCGGTCATCAATTTGGTCCAACATGGTCTGGATGTCAATAATAGTTTTGTCTGTATCCAATAATGATATGTCGGTTTTCCCGGCCTCAATTGATTTCACAAATTCCCCAACTGCCTCCTGTCCAAAGGTCTGGACCAGTTTGGCCATGCGTTCCTTTTCTGCTCCCCCAAATATAATTTCACTGATGGAGAATGCCCCTGCGGACATAGCCAATTTTAAGCTGGATATTGCCACTGAGCCCACCTTCAGGAAGGTCTGCTTGGCCAAGGGTACAAGGGCAGAGAAAAACACACCAGAAATCTGGGATATTGCTGAGAATGTCAAATCCCAGTTCTCGACAACAGCCTTCCCGACCTTATCCCAGCCAATATCACCCAAAGTTTCAAGGACCTTGTTGGCCTCATCCACAGCCGGGGTAATGGCATCAATTATCACACCACCTATTTCTATCATGATTGAGTGCATGTGATTCTTGAATTGGGCCATCTTGGTTGAAAATTCATTGGACATCTTTTCAAAGGCAGTATTGGCTGCCCCGGTCCTGTCCGCAAATCCTTCTATATTTTGAGCCAATTTATCCACATTATTGGCCATGGATAAAATTGCTGTACCAGCCCTAACATCCGGGATGAAATTGGTCAGGGTGTCAGGGTCCATCCCCTCAAATTGTTTGATGGTATTAACAAGGTCAATCGAACCATCATCAAACCGCTTCACCTCAATCCCGGCTGCCTGCATAGCGGTCTTGGCTTCATTAGCCGGGGCTGCCAGTGCCTTTATTGCTCCCCGGAGTGCCGTTGAAGCCTCGAATGTATCCAATCCAGCAGCGGTGATTGTGGCCATTGCCGCACCCACATTTTCAAAAGCAAGATTGGATGCCTTTGCCAAGGGCAATACCCGGCCCAGCGACCCAGCCAATTCATTCATGGTTGTTTTACCCAACCGAACCGTGGTGAATAATATGTCGCTGAAATCTGCAGCTTCATCTGCGGTCTGGCCATAGGCATTCAGGGCTGTGGTAAGGATGTCTGCCGCTGCCGCTGCGGTGGTAACACCTCCCACTGCTAATCGGGCAGCTTGGTTGAGTAATTTTGCGCTGGATGCCGCATCACTGAATCCAGCTGAAACAATATCATATTTGGCCTTGACCAGCGGTCCTAATCCCTGACCAGTGGCACCTGCCAATCCACGCAACTCCTTGGACATATTCTTGATGTCTTTTTCCGTGACATCGGTCATCAGGGTGCTTACTTCCGCAAGACTCTTGGAAAAATCAGCAGATAACTTGACTGCCACCCCTGATATGGCCGCACCTCCGATAATGCCAAACTTGGCAAATTTGACACCAAGTCCACCAATTTTCTTCCCTATTCCAAGCAGCCCAGAGGACAACTTGTCATCAGCAATTATTTTGACTTTTAATGCCATCAGCTACTCAGCCTTGATAGGTACCAGTCCTGTTTGATATTGTGAAATGATTGAATTCCCTGAATGATTTCATGGGCCTTATCCAGCGTCAGTTCCGGGCAGTAAACTCCCATGATGAATTCCATCTGGGACAGGGTCGGAAAATAGCCGGAGTTGGTCACCCTCTGTTTTCCTTTTTTCACCGTGAATTGTATTTGCTTCCATTCCGACACCTGTATGATTTTGTAGTATAAATCCACCACCAGATAATTGTCCGGGAGTAAATAAAACGGTTCACCCCGGTGGATGGTCCCATCACAATCCTTCCAACTTTTAATTATCTCACAGGTTCCATCCTTCTCACAGCTGGGTAAATCAATGATATTGCCTCTTGATCTTTGCCTATGTCGATCACGGCAACCATCGCAATATCCATGCTCAACATTCCATTCGCTGAGCAGGTTCGCATAGGCAATTAATTTCCCGATTTTGACTTGGGCTTTTTACCTTTTCCGGGCTTATCTTTTTTCAGCTTGAGAATGCCAAATGCTTCCAATCTTGGCATGATAACTTCTTCAAAGAATCTTTTGATCACAGTGGGCTCAGCATGAGCAAGTCCGGTTATCAATTCCGGGCTGTATTCCAGTGCTTCACCTGTATCATCATCTTCCAATCCGGTGATATCATCAACCATCAGTTCCATAAGTTCCACAGCGACCTTCCCAATTGAGCTTTCCGGGACCTCACCATTCACCAAATTTCGTTGAGCCACTTGTGACAACTCAACATAACCCATTTGACGATAAGTGAATATTGAATTATCGTCATATTTCCACTCAAGTTTTTTTAGTGGGTCTCTTTGTACTTTTAAGGGCATCTTGTACCTCCGTTGTTTTGGGCTTTGCAGCCTTCTTTTTTTTGGGTTTGTTGATTATTCCCCCACCACGCATTTTGATCTCTGCTATGGTGATGGGAACTTTCTTCAATATTGCTAAATCCTCCCTGTTGGTGACTATGTGCCGACCTTCAGGAAATTTTATGTGTTTCCAACGGAAATTCCGTGGAGCAAGTAATGTTACAGGCTTCATATCATGCTAATCCTTGATTTAATCCACCAAATTCATTGTATATGGCTGTTTCACCCTTCAATTGTTTACTATCCTGTCCTGAATTAATTAATTCCACAATCACATTATTTTTCAAGTTTGGTTTCAGGTATTCCATGGTGTCCTCCGGCTTGAATTTCCTGATTCCATATTCACTGTGGAACATTAGATGGCAGGGTTCACAGAATGTTATCCCATTCTGAACAACAAATCTATATTGTTCATATTTTTCAAAACTAAATATGTGATGGGCATTCAAAAATGATTCACTATCACCACATTTCTGACAGGTGAAATTATCCCTCTTGAACACACCAAATCTCCAATCCTTGTATTCTTGCCCATTCCGGGCTGTTAGATATGGATTTGTAATGCCACCCTTCCAATAAGGATTATTCTCACCAACTTGCCATTTCCCCCAGCATTCACGGCTACAGAATCGTTGTTGGTTTTTGTTCAAACACCAAGTTTTGGCAGTAAATGTTTTTCCACAATATTCACATTCAACCTCCTTGTGTTTTGGGTGTGAACCAAACCGATATTCCGTGTGACATTTGTGATTACAAAATGCCCTGCCGATTTTCAATTCATTATTTGGTTTGCGGATTTTCTTGCCACAATTGGAACAATTAACAACTCTGCTATTCAATAAGTGTTTATATTGTCCTTGGCATTGACGATTGCAAAATGATAATTTGCCCTTGGTTTCTGAATTCCTGATCAATTCAGCTCCGCACAATTCGCAATAAGTTATCACCTTCATAAGCTCAATATTATCAATAACCTTTATTTTGGTCACGAAAAAGATTAAATGGGTTTTGATTGAGTATTCGGATAATGGCCTCACTGTAGGGAGCTGTTTGATAAACTGTGGGGAATCCAGTCACAGCCGCAGCAGGAGCAAAACACCTGAAATTAAAGTCCTGGGATAAGGCATCAGCCCCACCTACAGGCAAACTCCGGCTGGTGATTTTGATCGATGGCAACCAGATCTCAAAATATCTTGCTACTGTGGCTATTGTTGAACCAGCAAATTTAATGTTTGCTATTAATTCAGTATCAGCATCCATCCAATCCACATAGGTGTCATCTTCATACCGTGGCACTTTAATCCGGCCTGTAATCTCCCTCATGCCTGATCTAACAGGCTCAATCCGATATGGAGTTGCCAGAGTGTCCTGATCATCAACCTTGAGATTGTTATTAATGGTTAATTCAAATTCGCTGATTGATTTGTTATCTGCCGCAGCCAGCGGAGCATTGGCCAGTGAATCAATCCGAAAATAGCTGGCATCAGCAAATAAGATGACTTCATTATCTTGGAACAGGGGTGAATCATGAGTCCAATCCCATCCTGTTGAAGCAGTATTGGTAGCACTATCACGATCCAAGTCAAAGGGAATCATCTCAAATGTCAGCTTCATAGCTTCCCCGGCCACCACAGATATTGTCATGCTATTAATCATACATGATCTGAATATCCACGGCTTGCTACCACCTTTTTCAATTCCAAATGTTCCCCTTCGGATGATTTTGTCACTGGTGGTGCCTACCCCTCCGGTTGGATAGCTGGCATCCTCCAATGAGTGAAGTTCGGTATGGAGTTGCTTGGCACACTCAAATAAGTGGATGAATTCTTGATCCATTTCAGCAGCTTCCGCACCCGCAGGAGTGGCATCCCAATTCGGAGTAATATCAACTGAGCTGGTGCTATTGTATGCAGATATTCTGCGCACCTGACCTTCCTCCACACCAGCTGTAGTACGAATAAATTTGCCCACATCACCGGATGAAAATGGCGTTGCGGCATCAACCCATGTTCCAGCAGCCATAGCCCCGGAGGATAATGCTGTTGGATTTGCACTGTCAGGGAATTCAGTGGCTCGGCCAGCCTCAAATCCCAAAGCACAAGCAATTAATGCATCCAATCCATCATACATTCCCCGCACCTCAACTGCTCCGCTGCCCCCAATCCCTACTCTGTCGTGATTTGTAATGGCCGGAGTACCAATTAAGGTTTCATCATTGGCAAATTCGTGAGCTTCATCCACACCTTCACTTAAAAGAGGAATCAAATCAGATGAATCAAGCTTGACCTCCTCTTCATCAGCGTGTGGAGTATTGGTGTCTGGTTCACGTGGATACAGGCTGCTATCAATTCCCGTTCCACTTTCAGAACTTCCTTCAATCCTGAAAGCTGCTCTTGCTGCTGTACCTAATCCTGGGCACATAATGTCCTCCTAATTTATGTCCAAGCAACACCGAACAAATCGCCATCGGCACGCTCATCATCAGTTTCAAACCAAACTTCACCATCATCCGTGCTGGCATCTCCAAACGCAATATCACTGGCTGAGTTCCGCTTCAGGCATCTCATGGTTATGGTTTGTTCCAATGCCTCAGCTCCAGATACCGGAGCTGATACACTTTCAATCTTTAAATTCGGGAACAAAATATCAAATTCATAAGATGTTGAGGGGTGAGTCCCAAAAAATTCAGCCTGTAGGTTGGTGTCATTGGTGCGGAAATCAAAGAAAGTATCACTGCTGTATCGAGGGATGGTAATTTCCAGAGTCACCTCTCTGAAACCATTTCTGACGGGCTGTAAGGATTGGAATACATCTGTGTGACCGGAGTTTTCCGTGGTGGCTTGTTGGGCTTCTGTTAAATTATTATTGACTGTTAGAGTAAATGCGCTGATTGCTACCTGATCTGACGCACTTAATGCTCCGGCCTGATCTCCAATTCTGAATATGAAATCACTAAACAGAATTAATCCCGGAACATCATCAGTCAAAGCATTCAGCACTGTGACATTATTGGTGGTGTCATCTACCTTCAGATCATAGGCTATTAATTCTTGAGTCAACTTCAAAGGTTCCTGCTGATTGCAGGCCAGAGTAAATGAGTTCACATAACAGCTAATTGCTTGCCAGACTTTTGATGCGTGGTGACCTTTATTCCAAGCATAAGTTCCAAATTTGGCCAGAGCATCCTGAAATGTGATCATGTATGATCCCTGGGCTGTTTTCCCTTCCACTGTTCCCATTCCCAATGCCAGCGGAACTGTAGCAGATACAAATGAAGTGTCCTTCTCAGTATAACACATATTCATTTCCACTGATCCCTTGACAGGTTCAAATGCTCTTTGTGACGCAGGAATTGCTGCATCACCATGCAAATAATCGTGCAAAACATCTACATTTTCAAAATCAATTCCTTCACTTAATAAGGGAACACGGTCAGTCACTTCAATTCTTGATCTGAAACTGCTCTCCTCTTTGACCCCCATTACTGTGGTTGTGCCTAATCCTACGGACATGGTTCATTCTCCTTTTTTATTGGTTGAGCATTCCCAATTTAACACCGTGTGGCACCTTGTACAATGGACGGTTCCCACCTGTAATTCTACTGCCATGTGGGTCCTGCGGGACCGGGATTCAATATACAAAAATCCGGTCTCTGAATCGCACTTCCCCATCAGGTGTTTACAGGGGTGTCCGTGTACGGTTCCTGTGCAGCGAATGCTGATCAATTTTTTGTCTGGTGTTATCATACTATTGGATTGGTCGCCCTTGGTGACAAAATGTACTTGATTGAGAATGCAAAATTGAGCACTCCAATGACATGCTCCTCAGTCCAATCTAAGCTGGGTAAAAAATGAGTGGGAATTATTTGCTCACAGTTCCCTCCCAGTGTGTAATCTGATAACATTGCCAACATAATATCGGCATAAAAATTATTCATAGCGGTTGAGATTTTCCCGGTATCGTGCTTGCCTATCTGCGTGTTGATTCTCACATATGCTACAAGGCCCACCGGCATCCCATCCGTGAAATTCATTATTGTGGTCCCGGTGGTGAACTGATTCATACACATTGGGGTGAATTTCGTTGTCATATTGTCATAAATGAAAACTGCCGGGAATTCATTGCTGTTTAAATCACTTGGATTCACCAAATTCCGGGACACCTTTTTGATTGTATTGGTGTAGTTCCCTGTCCCATCAATCAGGGGCAAGGTAGTTTCCCGGATATATTCCAGTGATAATTCTCTTTTATTTGTCAGGCTCATATCCGGGCCTCATTGAAGGTGGAATCCACAGCCCTGCGGAACATATTTGTGATGTCGGGCATCGCATCTTTTGCCCCCGGCTGCAAGTAAGGTCTTGGTGGAATATTAACCGTGAATGAATCCTTATCGGTCAGGGCCATCCCCTTCCACATATCCTCCCCTGTTTCAAAATACATAGCCCAGAAAAATTTGCGTGATTTGGCTGTCACTCTTGGGTGCGTTTCCCCTCCAAATTCATGAATGGCGGCATATGGCACTTTTGTTCCGATGGTTCCCTCAAATTTGGCTCCTTTGATTGAGACCTTCCTGATGGATTCCTTTTTCCCGGATTCAAAGCCGGATTTATCACTGCGGGTCTTGCCCTGCGCCAGTGCCTGAACTGTGTGGGGCAAATTGACTTCTGCAAATCTCCAATTTCCAACAACACTCCCGATCAGCCTGCCACTTCTGACCATCAAATTCTTGCCTGTAGGACTGCCAACAGCTGCCTCCTTTGAAGCGGTGGGAGTCATATATTCACTGGCAGCTACATTCCCAGCCTCCTCAAGAGCAGCAAACAGGACATCCCTCAGTATGCTTTTTTGCAACCGCTTGGCATACTTCTGAAGGTCCTTGCCTTTGACTTCAAAATTGGATTTTACTTTCAAATCACTGCTCTTTTAAATGGGTTGAGAACTGATAAAACTTCCTCTGGAATGCCACCCTTTTTGAATCTGGTTGATCCTCCCCCTTTTTCAATCGGGATGCCCTTGGACTCAAACCCAAATCTGCTTCCCATATGCGGAGTCAACAGGAGGTAGTGATGAACCAACATATTGCAGGCCAATATTAAGTCCTCAGGCATCCCAAAAACTGGGTGATCAGAATCTATGCCCACTGTTCCATCACTATCCTCTTCATCAGTGGCATCAAATCCTAATAATTCAGCGCAATTGGTGTATTTATTAGTTCCGGTGGCCCACATCAAATTGAGATAGGCACCGTCACTTGAAATATTGAATATTGAATTGACATAATCATAGCTGATTGTGTAGGTTGCTGCCCCGGCATCCTCCATCTGAGTTTTGATATGGGATGCCAAGCTGGCCCCGGTATAAGTTCCGGCTGTGAGGGTGGTGTTCAATTCCGACCCTCCATCAGACTCCTGAAAATCAATCTCATCATTGATCCCGGATAGCACCTCAAAATTGTCATATCCAGCAACATAAATCAGCTTGATATTACTCCGACCCCTCATGAAAACCGTACCCAATACCGCATCATCCAACAGCTGTATTTTGCCCATGTCTTTATAAATCTGATAATCTGAGGAGGTTTTCAGGGTGTCACTACCAAAATCATGGGCAACATCATCATACAGGGAAGTCACCGAAATAATGGGGTATTCACGTGTGAACAGGTTTGCTTTCCCTTCCCCATCGTGATACTCAGCATCTAAGCCACCAGAACCATATGTTCTGCCACGCAATTTCCTTTTTGTGTAGCTTTCCATGGCTCCGCTTGCCCTCTTGATCATAGACAGCAATACGCCATCATTATCGGTATCGGTTTCAAGCTGTCCAATATACTCTTTGAACTCCTCAACTGACGAATAAAGGTGCATCAACCACTCCCACTTTTGATTAAGCGCACGACCCTATCCAGCCCATTGTTCATATCCTTCCTGAGACCACCAATATCATCCCTCAGATTGGATATGTATTCTTCATTATTGTCCGTGCGTTCACTGACCACAGCAATTTCCTTCTTTTCATCAACATTCATATGGATGTCACCATTTTTGACATGCCCATTGATGGTTGATTTCAGGACCGCTACACCTCCACTTACTGATGCAACTATGGTCCCAATCGTCAATCCCAGTTTGATTAATTCCGGTTCAGTCATACCACTCCCCTGTGCCGTATTGAATAGTGATTTCCATCATCAAAATGTCCACCCCAACAACCACCAAGTAATTCACAATAAGCCCCAAGTTCAGCATGAGCTTCAGTAGCTTTTAACCATTTTCCATTCTTAAACAAATTCAAGTCTATAGCAATACGGTCATAATGATTCGACCAAGGTTTATGGGTACGTTTCCCTTTTGAGTTGACATCTGACGGTCTTGCCCATGCGTCGCCAAGGGATACTTCATAACCAAGTTCGTATACTTTCAATAGTAGAAGCCCAACTATTAAAGCAAAACGCTTTTGGTGTGCACCAAGAGTTCCGGTAAAATTTTCCTTAGTGTTGATTAAAAACCTTTCGGTCTTACTGCGGAAAAGCAGTTGATTTAATCGCTGAAGTATCCCTTGGGCAATTTTCATTTTTTATTACCTATTCCGAACCAGGCTAATATCGTGCCAAGAGAAGTTGATAAGTTTCTGAGGAAAGCTCCACTGGAATCAAGCCAATTTTCCTTTTCAGCCTGTTTCCCAAGTTTACCGAGTGCCATAAAAACTTCACCCAAGAGGCGGAGAGCAGTTACCAGTGATAATGCGAATGATGTAAGTGCCAGCACAAATTCCACGCTGGTTAATTTATCTAAAAATGCTACTATTAATTCACCCATGATTCAACTCCTTTTTATGATGGAAGCTCCAGAGAAACACCAACCTTAAATTGCCGGTATCTCCTTTTATCGGCCTCCTCGAAAACTGTCAAAGCAAAAACCTCAAACATTTTTGTCAATGATACTGAAAATTTTGCGTGGATATTATAATCAACCACATCCAGGTTCGAGTTAATCCCAAACCTGAAAACCAGCCGTGAAATACCGGTGATCATTTTATCCATTTCATATCCACCCACCATTCTGTGAGACGGAATTGAATTAACATGCCTCAGAGCATATCCCATATACCAGCCATCATTCGTGAAATTAAATTCAGCTTGATTGTAATAAATTTTTCTGTCATCTCTACTGACGTACCTGTCACGAATAAAAAATTCTTGACTTGACCAGTATTGAGATTTTAAGTCTTTTCTTATCCAATATTCTTCATTCGTATAACGAATACCTGAGTCTCGTTCTTCCTCAATATTAAAAGAATACACATTAGGCTTTTCTGCTGAGAATAGGAATTGCCAATCAGTTTCATCACCTACTTTCGGAGTTCTCAAGCTGAATGAAGTTGACAAAATTAGGGCTGTTAGAAACAGGTTCATAATTCCCACACCATTGTCAGCCCTTTTCTTGAAGTGAATATCTTGTCAATCCCAAATAGTAAATCACGCATCCAGTGTTTCCGTGTCGTCAGATAAGCACAGCCAGTAACTACAACACAGTCAACTATATTATTTCGCCATGCTTCATACTCACCACCATAGATGTCACACCATAGTTGGTAGTTCCATTTAGTATCAATGGCGAACTCAATTACAAATTCCCACCAGAAATTGAACCATAAAGAAGCCTTTACAGTTTGCCAATCCGTAAAATAAGGCTCATCTTTCCAGCCGTGGAAATACAAGTATTCAGCCACACCGTCATTTGAGTAGGTACTACCAATAAAAGCCCCGGTAACAGCGTGTTCCGCCGTGTAACCATCTAAGGCTAAGACTCGTTTAACCCATGCTTGCGGTGATTCAGCCGAACACTTAGATAGGCAGATAATACCGAATATAACCACAAACAGTATTAAACTATACTTCCAGCCGTGTTTACTATCAGTCATGGCGCATATTACCATGTTGCTATTGCTACACGTTTCCAAGTATTTGTTGCTGTACAAACATATATATAATTAGCATCCCAAGTTATAGTTCCCGTTGTACCTGTATCACTTGCAGATGATGGAGTTTTGGTTGGTACGCTCACATCTCCCCCAAACGTGGCGTTGCCGTCTACGCCAAGTGTTCCAGCCGTTAAGTCACCGACTACATCGACTGTGCCACCAGCCTTAACCGTAAATCGCTCTGTGTTATCCTTATCAGCAACATACAAAGCATTCTCACTGTTACTGTCACCAGCCTTGATTTTTAATCCTTGTCCAGATGTTGAATGAGGATTTACAAATTCAACTAAATAACCACTAATTGATTCATTGACATTGAGTGTTGGAGTACCGCTGTATGTACCTGTTCCAACATGGAGTTTCCCATCAAACCGACTATTACCAGCAGCTACGTGCAGGGCGTAATTATCATCGCCCTCAGTTGGAGCATCTAAAATATAGACCGTTGCAGCTTCGGTAATACTGCCAGAGGAGAGACTTATATTTGGTTCAGCAAAATAAGCAGATACAGCCAAAGGCTTAACTCCTGCCGTCCCATCTGTGAAGTTCATAGCGTCCGGCTTGACAACCAATGCTCTACCCTGTACTGTAGCCCCCGATGTAGTCAATGTGGATTGAAAAGCTGCGATATTATTTGTCGTGGCTGTTGATATTGTACCTCTGGCATAAATACCAGCAGAGGCAATAGGCTCAACCCCTATCCCCAGCGTATTATCTACACGGACACCGCCTGTACCGCCGTCAACAGTAATTAATTGGTTGGTAGCCCTAATTGAACTGGCTTGCAGAAAGAATATATCTCCATCACCTTTGAATAATATTTTATCAGTTGAACCGTTGGCAATTGCCAAAATTGTTTCTGCATCTGCTAAAACAGCCGCTGTAGTTCCGCCATCCCACTTATAGCCCCTCAGTTGGATTGCTGGCGTGGCATCCGTCGGATTAGTAACACCCATAAAACCCTTTAAGACCATGGCCGTTAAATCTGAATCCGTCATAGCGGCTATTTCTAATCCACCGCCTGCATTCCCAACTTTCTTGAATCTGGCATAGGTATCAGCTTCCGCAAAGTCTGTGAAAGAATGGCTAATATCGGTGCTTTTCATACCAAGAATATCACCGTCATTTGTGCTTTGCTGTAGCGTGAACCCACCAGCATTCATAAAAGTATTGGCAGTTTCGCCGCCAGTGAAAACAATTCCAGATGTACCGAACGTACTATTCGCAGAGTTGTCTATCGTGA